AATGGCAGAGCAAACCACAGGCGTGCCAAGCAGGCAGACGATGGCACTGACGCCCGCCGAGCAGCGGGCCATCGAACGGATGCGGATGAGCCCGGCGGACCGCGCCGCCGAACAGGAGGCTCGAAAGCAGGCCCGGCTCGACGCGATGGCCCCGGAGGTCCGGCAAATCGTCGAGGATCGCAACACCCGCGTCGAGGCCATGACACACCTGCAAAAGCGAAACTACCTGGCTGGCCGACGTCTGGCCGGCCTGGCCCGTTCGCTTCGGCATGAAGTCCAGCAGGGACTCTCGCTTACCGAGGCCGTCGCGGAGATCGAGCCGCCGCTGGCCGACGACCTGGCCTGGCTGGTCGGCGAACTGGCCCGGGAGGTATAGCTGATGGCCTTGGCAATCGACATCGCCGACGCCGTGGTGGCCGAGTTGGCATCGGGCAGCTTCAGCCAACCGATCAGCCCGCAGCGGTTGGTGTTGCCGGAGTTCGACCTCGCGGCCCTCGCTGATCTGCGAATCACCGTGGTACCCAAGGCCGTCGAGATCAGCGCCGCGTCGCGCATCGCCCGTCAGCACGACGTGCAGATCGACATCGGCGTGCAGAAGAAGCTCGGAAAGGACCTCGACGCCGAGGTGCCGGTACTGTGCGGACTGGTGGATGAAATCGCCGCCTTCCTGAAGCGCCGTCCGTTGCAAGCCGCGCCGCACGCGGTGTGGGTGCGCTCGGCCAACGAGCCCATCTACGCCCCGGAGCACCTGGCCGAGCAGCGCGTGTTTACGAGCGTTCTGACCGTGACCTACAGGGCAATGGGATGATCCGCTTCGAGATGACACAACTGTTCTTCGACTCGAAGAAAGTCCGGCGGGCGGTCGACCGGACCACGCGGCGGGTGCTGAGCAAGTTCGGCGCATTTGTACGGCGAACGGCGCGCAGCAGTATTCGCAAGCGGAAGAAGGCGTCGCGGCCCGGATCGCCGCCGAGCAGTCACACGGGGCTGCTGAAGAAGTTCATCTGGTTCGGCTACGAACCGGCGAAATGCAGCGTGGTCATCGGCCCGGCGCGCCTCAGCCAGGCCGGACGTGGCGAAGCGCCGCACCTGCTGGAATACGGCGGTACGGGCACCGTCGAGCGTCGAGGCAAGCGCAAACGTGCGAAGGTGCGGCCCAGACCATTTATGGGGCCCGCATTCGAGAAGGAAAAACCCAAGCTTCCCACCATGTGGCGCGGCAGCGTTCGATAAGGAGTTCGATCAATGTCACAGTCATTCCTGTTGGGTATGAACGCCAAGATTTACCACGACGTGGCCGGCTCGGCCTCTCCGGCCAACGAGATGGCCAACGTCAAGGACGTATCGCTCTCGCTCGAAGCGGGCGAGGCGGATGTCACCACTCGCGCCAACCAGGGCTGGCGGGCAACGGCCCCGACGCTTCGCGAGTGCACCGCCGAGTTCGAGATGCTCTGGCAGCCGGGCGACGCGGGGTTCGAGGCCGTCAAGACCGCGTTCCTCTCCGCCGGCACCATCGCCCTGGCCATCCTTACCGGCGACAAGGCCGCCAGCGGAACCGAGGGGCCGATCGGGGACTTCTCGATCACCAACTTCAGCCGCAACGAGCCGCTGGAGGAGGGCGTCACCGTCAGCGTCACGGCCAAGCTCGCCGTGTTCTCAGAGTGGCTGGAGGTGGCGTAATGAAGACGTTCACCGATACCGCCGGACGGACCTGGACGCTCTCGTTGACACTCGGCACGGCCATGGCCGTCAAGGCCAAGCTGGACGTGGACCTGCTTCAGCCTGAAGCGGGCGATCCGCCGCTGCTGACCCGCCTGGGCACCGACGAGATGCTGCTGGGCGAAGTGCTCTGCGCCATGCTCGAGAAGCAGTTCGAGTCGCACAAGGTCACGGACGACGACGTGCGAGCGGCCTTCGACGGCCAGACGCTGCTGGCGGCGCAGAAGGCGTTCTACGAGGAACTGATCGATTTTTTCCGGTCGCGCGGCCGCAACGACAGGGCCAAGGCGGTCGCCAAGCAGATGGCCATGATCGAAGCGGCGGTGACCGCCATCGAGACGCGGATCGACGGGATCGACATCGACGAGACGATTGCTGGCGCGATGTCTGGCGAATCGCCGGAAGCATCGGAGTCGATCCCCGCCCGCTGACGCTGCGGCAGTTGCTGTGGATGGCCGAGGGGCTGGGTCGTGAGCGCTGGACGCACACGTCGATACTCTGCGTGCTGATCGCCAACGCCAATCGCGACCCGAAGAAACATCGGCCCTTCAAGCTGTCGGACTTTGATCCGTATGCCCGGCAGGACCGGCGGTCAAGGAAGGTCGCCGACAAGGAATCACTGGCACTGTTAAGAGAGGCCCTTGAGGCCCGGTTTATCACGGCGGAGCCGACAGGCGAAGCCGGGAAAGGACTTTGAAATGGACTTCAATGGAATCGTACAGGTCATCTGGAACGTGCTGAACAGCCCGGCTGTCATCGCGCTGTTGGCCGGCGGAATGTTGTGGCTGCTGAACCGGCTCTACGCCGCCAAGCCCGCCTGGCAAGCGTTCGAGGGAACCATCATCGCGGCCGTCAAATGGGCCGAGAAGGAGATTCCCGACGACACGCCGAACAAGGCGCTGAGTCGCCTCAACGCGGCACTGAACTACGTGGTGAAGGTCTATGAGGAAGCACGGGGCAAGCCGGTCGACGCCAAGGTCAAGGCCGAGCTGCGCGAGGGCATCCAGATCGTCCACGCCGAACTGGAGGCGTCGGGCAATCTCGACAAGGCCGCGCCGACGGAGGGCTGATTCATGCAGTGGCTGATCAGCTTGATCGCAGCCATCATTCGCGTCCTTCTGCCGTGGGTCGTCAAGCAATCGCGACCCACGGCCGAGGACGCCGACCCGGACCGTGAAACTCGTGACCGATTGCGGGCGAAGATCCGCAAGCACTGGGGCAAATCATGAGACACGCGAAACTACAAATCTACCGTGATGCCCGCCGCGAGTGGCGCTGGCGTCTGCGGGCGTCCAACGGCCGAATCATGGCCGACAGCGGCGAGGGTTATCGCCGCCGGGCCTCCATTTACGAGGCCGTTGGGCGCGTGAAGTCCATTCTGACCGACGACGTGCCGGTCGTGGAGGTGCAACCATGATCCGCAAGCTGATTCCCTTCCTGCTGCCCATCCTGCTTCTGGCCGGATGCGTTCGGACCATCTACGTCCCGCACGGCACGCCCGTGCGCCTGCGTGAGACCGTCAAGGACGTGAAGGTTTGGGTCAAGGACTCAGGCGGCGAGCTCGTCGCGGGCCGCATGGACCTGCCCGAGGGCTGGTACGCGGTCGAGTTGGACGACGAGGAGTAACCGCACTTGGCATCGACCCAGGGCATCCGAGCGGGCCGGGCGTTCGTCGAGCTGTTCGCCGACGACAGCAAACTCGTGCGCGGCCTGCGCCGGGCCGAGAAGAAGCTTAAGGCCTTTGGCAACTCCGTCCGCAATCTCGGTCTGAAGATCGCGGGGCTGGGCGCGGCCGTGCTGGCCCCGATGCTCGGCGCGGCCAAGGCGTTCGGTTCGATGGGCGACCAGGTCGCAAAGATGGCCAAGCGGACGGGGCTGAGCGTCGAAGCGCTCAGCGAACTGAAGTTTGTCGCGTCGCAGGCGGGCACATCCATCGAGGCCCTCGAGACCGGCTTTCGCCGGATGCAGCGCAGCATCTATGACGCCGGGCGAGGGTTGAGCACGCAGACCGATGCGCTTGCCGACTTGGGCCTGAAGTACAAGGACCTCAAAGGTCTTGCGCCGGAAAAGCAATTCAAGCTCCTGGCCGAGGCGATCAGTCGCGTCGAGGACCCCACCCGCAAGGCGGCGTTGGCCCAAGCCCTGTTCGGCCGCGCGGGCACGCAGCTGCTGCCGATGATGGCCAGTGGAGCCAAGGGGATCGAGATTCTTCAGAAGGAAGCACGCCGACTCGGGCTGACGATGAGTAGCGAGGATGCTGCCGCCGCCGAGGACTTCACCGACGCTTTGGACAAGCTCTGGAAGGTCGTGAAGATGGGCGTGTTCCACGTCGGCGCGGCCCTGGCCCCGGCGCTCCAGCAGGTCGCCGAGACTATCACGTCGGTGGCCATGAAGATCAGCGAATGGGTCCAGGCCAACCAGCAGTTGATCGTCACCGCCCTGAAGGTCGTCGCCATCGTGATCGCCGTCGGTGTCGCGCTGGCGATGCTGGGCACGGTTATCTCCGGCTTGGGCACGATCCTCGGCGCTCTGATCACGGTCATCACCACCGTCGCGGCTGTGCTGAAAATCCTGGGCGCGGTGATCGCGTTCCTCGTCTCGCCTATCGGCCTGGTCATCGCCGCACTGGCGGCGCTGGGCGCGTACCTGGTCTACACTACCGGCGCGGGCGGTAAGGCCCTGGGCTGGCTGGGCGGGAAGTTCAATACGCTCAAGGAAGATGCTCTGGCCGCATTCGGCGGCATCTCCGACGCGCTGGCCGCCGGTGACATCGGCCTGGCGATGAAGGTGCTCTGGCTGACGCTCAAGATGGAGTGGACGCGGGGTGTAAACTTTCTGGAAAAGGCTTGGCTGAACTTCCGCAACTTCTTCATCAAGATCGGCTACGACGCCTGGCATGGTTTGCTGGCGGTCGTCGAGGTGGTATGGAACGCCTTGGAAGTCGGCTGGATCGAGACCACGGCGTTCTTCGCCAAGGCCTGGCAGGGGTTCGTGGGTTTCTTCTCCAAGACATGGGAACGCATCAAGTCCGGTGCGAAGAAGGCGTGGAACTGGATCAAATCGCTGTTCGATGACTCGGTGGACCTGGAGGCTGAGAACAAGCTCGTCGAGCAGCAGAAACAGGCCGCCATCAGCCAGATCGACAACGAGCAGCAGCGGAAGATTGCCGAGCGCGAGGCCGAGCGGGAAGCCGAGCGCCGCCGCGCCGCCGCGATCCACGAGGTGACACTGGCCGAGATCGGCCGGCAGAACCTCCAGAAGCACCAGAATCTCGACGCCGAGTACGAGCGACGCATGGCCGACAACGAAGCCGACCTGGTCAAGGCCCGCAAGGAATGGCGGGACGCCATCGATGAGGCGAAGAAGAAGCGCAAGGCCAAGGAGGCCGAGAAAGGCCCCGACGCGCTCGAAGGTCCCGACGCGATCCTCGACAAGGCCCAGCGGGCGCTGGCCGGCCTGGGCGACATTGGCGGATTGATAGGCGAGCAGGCGGCCAAGATCGGCGTCAAGGGCACGTTCAACGCCGCCGCCGTTCGCGGGCTGGCAGCAGGGGACGCCGCCGACCGCACGGCCAAGGCCTCCGAGGAAACCGCCAAGAACACCAAGAAACTCGTTCAGGCCGCCACCACCGGCGGGCTGACGTTCGCATAGACGAAAGGGGCACGGATGCCCACGTCGCTGACCGAGAAATACGACAGCCGCAAGGTCACCACCGATCCCGACGGCGACGCCCAGTCGGCCGAGTTCGTCTACACGCTGACCGGCG